CCGGAATCTGAGTGAATTTCATTGAATCACCCTCCCATTATCATAACCGTTGTACTCAAATACGCACATTTTATATTAGAATCCCCGTTTTCGTTCGGAATATACTGAACAAAAATTGGGTCTTTAAAAATAACCATCATACCGCCGTCAAATGGAATAGTAAGCCCACTATCTATCTTGTGTGAAATTTCATCAACTTTATCAGCTACGCTAACAAACGACGTACTGCGATACCAAATCCGTGCATATATCGTTGTTTCGGAATCCCAATCTGGTTCTGCCAATCTATACGTAATGTATGGCATTTGAGCTTCATCGGGAACGGTCTGTTCAACATAGGCAGGAATCCCGAAACTAGACCAAAATTCCTGAAGAATCGTAGCCGCATTAGTCATCGGGAAGTTCCCACCTCTCAGCACGCGCCGTAGCGATTTTGAAGGTAGCTCTGGGCGGCGATTGCATGTCCTTAGTGTTAGATGTAATCCGATATATCAAGCCGTCTGAAGACCGCCTAAAAACATCGTGGAAGTCTAAATCAATCCCTTGATTAACGGTAACTGTATAGACCTCCGTTACCCCCTGCTTTTCAGCCACACGGGCTTCAAGTGAATCGTCTTTAGTGATTGCCGCCTGAAACGTTGCACCGTCTACCCATTCCTTGACAAATCCTCCCATACCATCTGGAACAGTTCGACGATCAATCAGAGTACATTCTTCAAATAAATCTTCATACAAATACTGATTCATATTTTCCTCCAATGATTCAGGCGGCTCGCAAAAACGCTTTGCCAAGTAGGCAATGATTCTCCGCCATAGGCAGAGCTGCCTACTGGCTTGGTATATGTATAACCTCCAAATGATTCAGACGTATATGGACTTTTGATTGAATCTCCATACGTTCCCACCCATTCCCCAATTTCAGATGCTAATGTTATGACCGCAGGAGGAACAGCCATCAGCCACACCGCACCTGAAAAAGACTCATCTGTTAAGTTGGAGGCAGGATATTGATATACACCGTCGTTAAATACGGAACCCACAATCCTGAAATACTGACCGTTCTGTATGCCGTAATCGGTCAAATCAATAGCCCCTTCGACAATATCAAATTTGTCGAAAATTCTATTAACATCAAACCAATTCTTTAGTTCCTTACACAGTTCGGTCAGCATTCATTTCACTCCCTTTATTAGCCGTCTGATGGTTCTGACGGCGCTCCATCATCTAGCAACGCAAGTATGTCATCTGCTCTATCAGCAAGGCTCAGAATGGGTTCTATGGCTTCTAGCAACGCGCCAATGCCATTCGACGCATTCGCAAGTTGTAGGATTGTCCGCCAAGTATTTTCTTCGACAGTATCAACTCTAACCAAAACGGTATCGACTGCCATAGCGATTCACTTCCTTAACCCTTGGAAATAATTCGGGCAATCGGAATCGCCTTGCTTTCATAATAGCCAGAACCAGCCGTATCCTTGACAGGTGTCCACCTAGCCGCAGTTTCAAGTTGAACATTGGTCGGAGAAATAATCGCAGTAGTAGGCTGGACAAAGCTGAAGCCATGCGGCGCAAACAGCTTGCGCTGGCGTGTGTAAAGCGTATCCATACCGCCATTGGTAGCCGCATCACGGGCGGTTTCGTTGGGCGTCTTAACTCCGCAATCGCAGTAGTCAATAGCACCATTACCCAGAAGGTAAGTTGTGTATGTCGTGACGGCAGGGGAACCAGAAGTTTCAACAGTACCTTCGTCATCAATCAGAATAGTTCTGCCGTTCCAAGTTGCCATGCTCATGTCGCGCTGCATACCATTAGCATCAGTACCCTTGACATACTCAAGAAGTTGCAGATTCTCAAGGTTAGTAGCAACCTGAGAGTGCATGATCGCCATGGCAAACAGATTCTTATTAGCACCAACGGCCTTTTGCAAAGCATTATTCAAGGTAGTTGCGCCAACATACGCAGCATCACCAGTTTCACTGGAGATGTCAAGCGTATGATCTGTATTGAAGTTATTGGTGGTTACACCAAAAATGCCCTTAAGGATAGACAGGATAATTCCCTGATCTACATCATCCCAATAAGCGGCAACCTGACGGGCAATATCAGCCATAAAATCATGACCGCCCGTAATGTCGTAGCTGAAATCTTTTTCAGTCCACGCCTTTGCGCGTCCCACAACAATCATGCTCTGAAGATACGTGCCAATTCCAGTGGCGGTAATATTCGTGGAGCCATCATAGTTCAGCGGAGTGCCACCAATACGGCCAACCATCGGGATAGAAATATAATTGCCGCCAGTCTGATCCGCCAGCATAGTCCGCAGGTCGTTTCTAGTCCGCAGCACGCCAGAAGTCAGAAAAGCATTCTGTTTGTAGCGCGGAACAGTTTCAAGATACTTACCAAAAACCTCGGCATTAAAATACTTTGTATCAAAAATACCCGGCATAAAATCACCTCATCATTTTGTCAGCCATGCCTTGACCGCTTCATCCGTAGGATGTTCATTTGCATAACGCATTTTATCAACGAGATTCATCTTCTCAAAATCTCCGTCATGCGCTTCAGGTGGGTTGTGCATATCCGCACCGTCTTCACGTTCCTTGGTAATGTGTTCAGGCCATTCTTCCTTCACAGACTTCAGGATTTCTTTTGCGTTTTCAAACTTGCCCTTATCATCCAAGTTACCAATCTTGTCAAGGTCTGTATACTTGAGCACCTTCGCAATGGATGTATCTTTTACGATACCAGCGTCTTTGAGAATATCAAGAAATGCGGTTTTCTTAGTTTCAAGTTCGGCTTTATGTGCTACTTCTGCCTTATAGTTCTCAAAATTCTGGTGCTCTTTTTCGTACTTATCCTTGAACCCGTCATCCTTCTGCGCCTTGAGATCATCAAGTTCCTTCTTCACAGATGCAAGTGTCTCAGCATCCTTTTTGAAGTTGTCTCGTTCTTCCTTGATCGCGTCCAGCGTTGTATTGTGTCGCGAACAAATTTCCTCTGCCGTCTTTTCCAGCGCATCCACAGGCAAGCCTGCGTTGGAGAGGAGTTCCTTAATCTGCTTGACGGAAAAATCCATGTTTAAATCTCCTTTGTCTCGGCCTTCAGTATATCGAAG